GCATATTCATTCCGGATCCTAATCTTGAAGTAAATCCACAATTTGAATCTGGAACTAAACTTTTCAGAATTACAAGCAATCCAACTAACACACAAATTCCTGGATTTGTTTCAACTAGTGCGGAAGAAAAATTTGAGGCTAAAGGTACTCTGAATAAGGTACAAGAAAACATTTTGTCAGTACGAAATATAAGACTTGAAACCCAAACTCAACAAGAAAGTGTAAGTACCAGCGAATCAAATACAACTGTAGTGGGTACAACAGTTGTGGGTAGAAAAGAACCATCTCCTTCATATGGAGGAAGTAATGGTAGTGCAGTAACTCCTCCACCACCTCCAGGACAAAATATTTTTATTCCTGTCACAAAATCAACCGAATCAACTGTTGCTGCAGGTTCACAGGGAATTGATCCATTTGTTCTAAAGTCTGTTCAACAAGCATATGTTGACTATCTAGGAAGAAGACCAGAAACAGGGGGCGAGCAATACTGGTCAACTCAGAGATTCAATGAACTTAAGGCAGAAGGGAAAACAACTCTAGATGCTGTAAGTCAAATTCAAAGAGAGATTGCTAATAGCCCAGAAGCAACTATTCTTGGAAAGGGAGTTATTGCCTCACAGCAGCAACAGTATCAAGTTGTCCAAACTTCACCAACTCCAGGAACAACTTTAACTAGTCGTGCAGTAGAATCTGGTGGCATATCTGCAGTAGCGGCAGATACTGCTCTTATCAATGCAGCATATCAGCAAGCATTTGGTAGAGCACCTGCAGCATCAGAGGTTAATAATTGGTTGGGCGCAGTATCATCCGGTCAAGTCCAAGGTATATCTGGAGCTCTTCAAGGCATCCTTAATCATCCAAGTGCACAATCAAGAACTTGTAAATCAGGTCTAGATCCTCTAGCGCAGTCATTCTTTGTTGATCAAGATAGTGGCATATTTGTCACTAAGATTGATCTATACTTCAGATCTAAGGATCCAGAACTTCCTGTAGTTGTCCAGTTGCGTCCAATGCAATTAGGATTACCTACGGAACAAATATATCCATTTAGTGAAGTTGTTATTGATGCTAAGGATGTAAATGTATCCGAAGATGCATCAGTACCAACCACGGTGAGATTTGAATCTCCTGTCTATCTTGCAGGACAACAGTATCACTCAGTTGTTCTCTTATCCGTAAGTAATGAATATACAGCATGGATTTCAAGACTTGGTGAGGTTGATATTTCAACTGCGAATGAAACAGAGTCAAGACAAGTTGTAGTTACTGCACAACCACTTTTGGGTTCACTCTTTAAATCTCAAAATGGATCTACTTGGAATCCAAGTCAATATGAAGATCTTAAGTTTACTCTTTATCGTGCAGTATTTAATAATTCTGGATTGATTAATTTCTACAATCCGATTCTCGATATTGATAGCGATCAGACACCATTCCTACTCAAGGATTCTCTAGAACTTTCATCTAGAAGTATCAGAGTTGGCTTAGGTACTACAGTACAAGATTCCGGATTAACTATTGGCAACACTATTGTCCAGTTTAATTCAAATGCAAGCGGCGTTTATGTGGGATCTGCAGGAACTGCAACCGGAAATCTTACGATAACAAATTCTGGAATTGGATATACACCTTCATCTGGATCATTTACATATAGCAATATTCCACTAGTAAATGTAAGTAGTACTGGAAGAAATGCAACTGCAGACATTACTATTAACAATGGTGTTGCAATTGCCGCTACCATTTCAAATGGAGGAACTGGTTACAGTGTTGGTGATGTTTTAACAGTCTCTCAAGTAGGTTTAACTTCACTTGGAAGAAATATAAGACTATCCGTATCAGCAATCACAGGAATAAATGAACTTATTCTTGATAATGTTCAAGGCGATTTTGTAACTGGTATTGGGAACACTTTAAGATTCATTAATAATTCAGGAATTACTACAAATATCAATGCAAGTGTTGGAGGTAATGTACTTGTAACTACGGATCCTATTGTTATCGCAGATGGTTTGCATGTAAAAGTAAATCACAAAAACCATGGTATGCATTCACAATTGAATAAAGTTGTTATTGCAAATGTACAAACAGATGTTACTGCAACTAGATTACTTACTGAATATTCTTCATCTTCAACTGCAAATATTTTGATTGAAAATTCATCAAACTTTACAACTTTTGAAAATGTTGGAGTTGGTACAACAAATCCAGGTTACATTAGAATAGGAGATGAAATTATTTCCTACACTGGAATTTCTTCAAACACTTTAACTGGAATTACAAGATCAATAGATCAAACAATTTCATTTAATTACAAATCAGGGACTCCTGTTTATAAGTATGAACTTGGTGGAGTATCACTTAGAAGAATTAATAAAGAGCATGATCTTTCTGATCCAACTGTTTCTGATCCAATTGGACTTGATTATTATAATGTAAAGATTGATATGTCTAGTAATGGAGTAGATAGATCTGTTGGAACAAGTTTACCAAAACTTTATTTCAATAATAGTAAGTCTGCAGGTGGAGATGGAATTAAGTCAACGGAAAATATTCAATATGAAGTTATAACTCCAATCATTGAAAATATAACTCCAACAGGAACTAATATTAATGCATCAATAAGGACAATTACAGGAACTAGTGTTAATGGAACAGAACCACCATTTGTGGATGTTGGTTTTGAGCAGATAAGTTTGAAGGATATTAATTATCTAAATTCACCTAGATTGATTGCATCCCGAGTTAATGAGACAAACTCATTAACAACTTTACCCGGAAATCGTTCATTTACTCTTTCTTTGAATTTGACTTCAACGACTCCAAACTTATCTCCTGTAGTTGATTTGCATAGAATCGGTGTCATTTTAACATCAAATAGAGTAAATAATCCAATTACAAATTATGTGACTGACAATAGAACTGCAAGTTTACTTGAAGATCCAAATGCATTTGTATATGCGATTAATCCAATTTTATTAGAAACACCCGCAAGTTCTATAAAAGTTTATGTTTCTGCTTATCTCAATGTTTATAATGATGTAAGAGCATTTTATGCTATAGCAAAAGATCCTTCCGAAGAACTCATTTATTATCCTTTCCCTGGATATTCTAATATTCTATCATCTGGACAAATTATTGATATTTCAAATAGTGATGGTTCTCCAGATAAATTTGTTCCTCAAACAGCAACGCTTGCACTTTCTTCATCACAACCCGAATATAAGGATCTTGAATTTACTATAGATAATCTACCAACATTTAGATACTTTAGTGTCAAGTTAGTAGGTACTTCAACAAATCAGGCATATCCACCAAGATTTAGAGATTTTAGAGCAATTGCATTAGCATAATTATGAAATACGCAAAAGTAGAGGGTCATGTAAATTTAGTTCGTGACCAGTCAACAAAAGCAATCTTAAATACTGATATGAATGAATATAATAATTACATTGCTCTTCGCGATTCTAAAAAATCAGAGGATGAAAAAATCAAAAGTATAGAGTCCGAGGTCGAAGAAATTAAAAATGATTTAAGTGAAATTAAAAGTTTATTAAGGAGTTTGGTCAATGAACCCAAATAATGTTTCTCTTGAAAACCTCAATAAGATGTTTGAATATGAAAAACTTGCAAGAGATATAGATAGTATTAGTGATATTGAAGAAGTTAAAAATATTGCCAAATGCTATATTAAACTTTATATGAAACAACAAGAAGTAGTATCTAAATTCTAATGGCACAACCTTCTACTAGACAAGAATTAATAGATTATTGCAAGAGGAAACTTGGAGCTCCTGTTCTTGAAATTAATGTTGCTGATGAACAGATTGAAGACTTGGTTGATGATGCCATTCAATTTTTTCAAGAGAGACATTTTGATGGTGTTTATCCTACTTTTTACAAGTATAAAGTAACGCAAGCAGATATTGATAGAGGAAAAGCAAAGATAGATAATCCAGTTGGACTAGCTTCAACTTCAGCAACTGCAAATATAGTAGGGACAGCAACTACATTTACATATTACGAAAATAGTAATTATTTACAGGTTCCACCTAACATCATTGGAGTAAATAAGATTTTTACCTTTGACGGGACTAATACAATTACCCATAACATGTTTAGTGTTAAATATCAATTATTTTTAAATGATATTTACTACTGGGGTAGTACTGAACTTCTTAGTTATGCAATGGTTAAGACATATCTAGAGGACTTGGATTTTCTTTTAAATACACACAAACAAATAAGATTCAACAAGAGACAAGATAGGCTGTATTTGGATATTGATTGGGGTTCTGTTACTGTAGGTCAGTTTTTTGTTATTGATTGTTACTCGACATTAGATCCTAACGATTATTCAAGAGTTTGGAATGATTCATTCATCAAACCATATCTAACTTCACTTATAAAGAGACAGTGGGGACAAAATATGATGAAATTTACTGGTGTTAAACTTCCCGGTGGAGTTGAACTTAATGGAAGACAAATGTATGATGATGCCCAACGAGAACTTGACATACTAATGGAGAAGATGTCAAGTACTTACGAACTTCCTCCATTAGATATGATAGGTTAATAAAATGCTTAATCCATTTTTTCTACAAGGTTCTCAAACTGAACAAGGTCTTGTTCAGGATTTAATTAATGAACAACTTAGAATGTATGGAGTTGAGGTTTATTATCTTCCTAGACAATATATTACAGAGAAAACGGTTATTAAAGAAGTAATAGAATCTGAATTTAGTAATGCATATCCAATAGAAGCTTATGTAGAGACCTATGATGGATATAGTGATAATCCAACTATTTTGTCAAAATTTGGAATTCAGGCACTAAATGAAATAACATTGACAATATCAAGAGAAAGATTCAAAAATTATATTTCTCCTTTGATTCAAAATCAACCAAATATTAAACTTTCCACAAGACCTAAGGAAGGTGATATAATTTATTTTCCTTTTGGAAAAAGATTATTTGAAGTAAAATATGTTGAGCATGAAAAACCTTTTTATCAATTGCAGGGATTATATACCTATCAATTAAGATGTGAACTCTTTAGATATGAAGACGAATTAATTGATACTTCTATAGATGAAATTGATAATTTGTTAGGAACGGATCAGGAACAGTTACCGATCGGAAACATAACAAGTTTAGTTATGGTTGGTGTCGGTTCTACAGCTACAGCAACTGCAAATATTGTCAACGGTGGTGTTAGATTTATTACGGTCTCGAATAGAGGCGGTGGTTATACATCTATTCCAAATGTGGCAATTTCTTCTGCTCCATCTGGAGGTAAAACTGCGGAGGCAGTTGCCCAAATGATAGGTGGAGTAGTTGTATGTAATGAAAATGTAAACCCTTCAGCAAGATCTGTACAGAGTGTTTATATAACAAATACTGGATATGGATATACTGTTGCACCAAAAGTTAGATTTGTTGGTGGTGGGGGAAATGGTGCTACAGCAGTAGCAACACTTGGAGACGGAATAGTTGGGATTATAACTGTTACGAATTCTGGTTCGGGATATGTTGTTCCGCCATTAATATCATTCACTGGTATCTCTTCTGTTTCTGCAGCAGCAACCGCTGTCATTTCTGATTCTGGATCTATTACCGCAATCAAAATCACAAATGCAGGTCTTGGTTACACCGTGGCACCTATAATTACAATATCAAATCCACCTTTAATTTCTTCAGGATCTTTTACATTGAATGAAATAGTGACAGGAAGTCAAAGTGGAGTAACTGCTCGCGTTAAATCCTGGAACGCAGTTACAAACACTCTC